GCTCCGGCAAAACATCCAGCTAAGAAACCGATCAATGAGTTGCGAAAAATGAACCCAATTACGAGCGTTATGAAGAAACCGAAACCAGCGTGCACTATCTTGTCTTTCACCTGAACACCTCCGAAAGGCCCGCAAAATCAATTACTCTTTGCATGGCCGAGTACGATTTTGAAAACTTACATTGCCCCTGCCAAGACGCCACTGATGAACGAAGCTTCTCGAATTTCACTGCCCCGCCTTCATAAAGAGCCCTCAGTTTTCGAAGTCTTCGCTTACTTCTGCGGATACTTGCTTTTCTCAGCAGGAGTTTATCTGCCCAGATCCGATAGCCGAGAAAATCAATTCCACGCGATACTGGGAATATTCCGGTTTTATGATTCAGTGCAAGCCTTAGCCGGTCTTCCAGAAAACCTTTTATTTCACTTAAATGTTCCCGGAGTCTCTGCTTGCTGTGATCCAGAATTATGAAGTCATCTACATATCTTATGTAGTGTTTCGCACGAAGATCATGTTTGACAAAAGTATCCAATTCATTAAGGTAAATGTTTGCAAATAGTTGACTCGTCAAGGCGCCTATCGGGATCCCTCTGGCAGATCCGCATGAACTGCTATCGATGATTGTATCTATGAGCCATAGCGTGTTTTCACAGGAGACCCTCTTCCTAAGAAGCGCCTTAAGAACAGTATGGTCGATCGAAGGAAAATAGCTCGAGATATCCGCTTTAAGGCAATATGTTCTGGGTAAAGACCCAGCCAGCTTCCTTAAGAAATAAATGGTTCTTTCAACGCCCGCATGAGTACCCTTTCCCTTTCTGCACGCATAACTATCACATATGAAGCGCAGATCGAAAATTGGTTCAATGACATTGCACAGCGCGTGATGAACGACCCTGTCTTTGAAGCTTGGCGCCTGGATTATCCGCCTTTTTGGTTCATACACAATGAACTCTCTATACCTCCCTGGGGAGTACATCTTCCAGATGAGTTCGTTCTGCAGGCCGATTAGATTCGCTTCAAGATTATCCGTGAATTCGAGTACATTTTCTCGGTATCTCTTGTTTTTTCTTGCCTTGATATATGCAAGATAGATGTTCTCAAAACTATAGACCTTCTCGTATATGCCATTGGCTCTTTTCACATATACCTCCATAGAAAAGGCGGAGAACGTTGGCTCACTACTAGCTCTCCGCCGGTGTTTCTCGTATTTCGCTGTAAGCGAGGATCTGAATTCCTTTGGTGTTTGCTCTGGGAGAATGCCCTTAAGCATTCTTCTTCTGGCGATTATCAAAGCAGCCCGCAGCCCGATGTTGTTGTTCCGGTTCGTGGGTCCGTTGTTCAGGTTCAAGATGAGACCAGACCGGGCATTCGACCCGTTGTTCCAGTTCCCGCCCCGGAGGGCCGCACGCAGAAACAATTCAGACCCTTATGGACTTCATCCACCCGCCGATCATTTTTCCAATTTCGGTCAAGTAACCAGCCCATATTTCATATTTCTTCAAAGGAATAAACTTCAAAGTTACCGCCAGCCGCACATAGCTTCTCAACATATCCAGTTCTACGTCGAGTTCCTGCATCGTAGTCTTTTTGAAATATTTCTTATTGCACGCAATTACCAGTTCAAGCAATCTGAACATGGATTTCTTTATCTCGGCTGCCAGAGTGTGCTTTTCACTTTTCGGAAATTGCGCAAGAACTATGTAAGCATATGCGATCATGTCTTCGATCTTCTGTTTTATCTTCAACGGTTCCATGCTATTGCCTCGCTATCGCTCGTCCTTCAGACCTTCAGGACCCAGATTCCAGATCTTCATCTGCCAAAGCAGCCCGCAGCCCGATGTTGGTGCTCCGGTTCGTGGGCCCGTGGCTCAGGGCCACGATGAGACCAGACCGGGCAGTCGACCCGTTGCCCCAGTTCCCGCCCCGGCGGGCCGCACGGATAGCGTTTAGGCGCCAGTACGTTCTATCCAGCCACTCACCTGACCCTGACACATCTGATGGAAGTGCTAAATCGGCGTAATCTGCCCTTAGTTTCTTGAACCATGCATAGTAGTAGGGAGCGGATGTTGGCGAAGTCAAAACCATTCCCACCCCTGGCATTGCGATAGCCGTCGAGTCGCTATGCGCAACTACCGAAGAGCCAGATGTCCCTCTTGATACCGTGATGGTGTTTTCTCCGACGTCCGTAACCGTCATGATCTCCACGTCTATCTGAACTATTCTGCCAACCGCAAAACCGGCTGCTCCGGGACCGTTCAACAAGTTTTTATAAGTGATCGTCACCGGGTCATCTGTTCCGATTGCCCCATCCAGATATGCTACACATCCGGTCGGAATCACGCACACAGGTGTACCGTTGTTGTCCCACACACCGTCGGTTATCAGGAAGTCGTTCCACTGGTACACGTTCCCGACTATTCCCCAGATCCCGTTCTTTTTGCCATTGTGAAACCATGTATCCGGTCCTGTTCCGGCGAGAACTCTGGAAATAGCATACCCGCTGTAACCTGGCTGAACGGGGTCAAGCTCTCCATAGTATTCAGGGCTGTCTGGATCACGATAATCTCTTCCCCAGAAATTGTTTCCACGTAGGTTGCTTCCTACCAACCATCTAGCAAGAAAACAAATTGTGGCCCATTCACGTATAGTTACCATATGCCATTTTCGCCCATCCGTGTATCTGTTCTCGATAGCAGTTTTCGCGTTATACCAGTCTATGTCGGTCCAGACTACTTTTCTGTACTGCGAAACCGCTACGTCTGTTGTGGATCCTGGCGTGATCGTCGGGCCGGTTCCAATACCCCGAGAAGAGTCTGTGGCAGCTTTGTGGCTACATTGGTACTTATCGAACCAGAATCCTCCAAGATGGAGATCGTCACCAGGGAATTCCCCGCTCTCCCAACCAACCCCTTTAGGAATAGTGAATCTCGGAATGTACACCGCCACTGAAGAAGAGCCGTCGTCTGTCGCAAATGTATATTCGAATGATTTCATGTCCACTTCTCTTGCCAGTGATCTCAAGTCTCCGAGTTCCTGACGCGAAAGAGATTTATATCTTCTCATCCTTCACCACCTCTTCCTTAGGAGGCTCGGCGCTTCGGATCAGATAGATCGGATTATCTTTTTCATATTCCACGATCGGAGAAGCACCTTCAAATCCGAAGACGGCGTATTCCACATAGCCGATTACAGGTTTCCCATCTCTCCATTCAAAGACAGGGGTACCGTCCTCGAGAGTCTCATAGTATGGTTTCCCGTTAACCAACCCCAGAGGAATTGCACTTTTCGCGGAAAGACCAACGCTTTCTCGGTCTGTTTTCGTTCTCTCGCAAAAGTCGGACAGAAATACCTGGCCATATTCCAGCGCTTCCTCTTCACTCTTCGCAATTACCTTTCTTCTGTCCAGGACTTTGTTGACATCCTTGACACTCAGTTCATACACATTGCCTTCAAGATGAACCGCAGATACTTTGATCATGATGACACATACCTCTTTTCAGTCACTCTGGCGCTTCCTGCAGAGGCTGACATAACGTAGATCACTCCATCCACGACATCCTGGTAGACGTCTCCGGGGAAGATGATCTGGCCGTATGTTGCTTCGTCATCTGTGAGAACTTCGATGTTCACGCTGCCCTGATTCAGAATATGTATGATCCTCTGACCGCTCCATGCTGTTGCTCCGCCTTTTGCTTCGGCCGGGGTGCTGGTAGTAGAAACCACATCAGTTCGCATCTCGGAGACTGGAAGTCCTCCGTATTGCATGGATTCTATGGAATCGGTCACACCCTCGATGGCGGTCTCGAGATCCGACAGGTTTTTCGAGTCTGCCAGCGTTCCCAGGTCGGTTATCAGTTTCTGGAGTCTGCCGATGACGGTGGTGGCTGTGTCTGCGTCGCCAGTGGCGCCCAGCGCAACATTATCACCGTCGGCCAGTTTTACGTCCACCCGGTCCACTATCTTCTTGATCCCCGCTGAGTCCTTTATCCCCTCGAGCACAGTCTTCAGACCATCGAGAGTCGTCTCTTCTGCGAAATCGAGCCCGGAGATGTCTTCCAGCAGCTCTCTCACAGCCTCTAGCTTTGCTTCTGTTGCCAGAGTCGCAAGCGTCGTCTGGGTTGCAAAGTCTTTGGCTTTGAGAGCTTTAAGGAGCCCTATCACGGTGGTTAGAGTGTCGGCATCGTCGATAGTTCCGAGGACTTCGAGGAATGTCTTCATTTCGCCCAGCGTGGTCTCTGTCGAGAAATCCAGTTTGGAAATGGTATCCAGGAGAGTCTCAACGCTCTGCAGTGTAGCCTCTTCCGCGAAGTCTTTGGATTTCAACGCCTTCAGCAGCCCTATGACGGTTTCGGCAGTTGCCTCATCCGTTGTGGCTCCGAGAGTCGCAATTTTCCCATCTGCGGCAATGAAGTTTATTTCGCCTTCTGCCGTGAAGACCAGCTTGTTACCGTCACTGTCGATGAGTTGCACGTTGTCGACCTCGACGCTTTCTATTACCACGTCACCGACGATCTTTGCGCGGATCTCGTCGTTATCGGTTATTACGTCAACGAGCTTCTGAAGAATCGAACCTAGAGTCTCTTCGCTGGCCACATCCCCTATGTCCCCGATTTTCACATCGACTCTGTCGTCGTCGTCCGGAAGCCCGATCACCCTTCGCACATCATAGCCTCTTGTATTCTTCATTGTCGTTCCCTCCAAGAACAACCGCCCTTTCGGGCGGCTATAGATTCAGTTTCGCTTTTATCTTCAGTCTTTCTATCTGCGTTATTTTTCCCACCGTGGCCGTGGTTCTGAGGTAGTAAGTCCCGGGAGAAGCGTTTACTCTCTGAAGCAGTCGGAAGAAACCGTCCGGGTGTTCAAACACCGTACTCGCCGAGATCTCAGCGAAATCTCCCTCGTCGTAAGATTCTAGTCTCCCGGAAATCTCAGATGGAACGACCAAAGCCCACTCCAAAGAGTCTGTGTCGAACCTTTCCACCACCACATCAACGAAAAAAGTATCCAGAGCTTCTACCGAAACCTGATCCAGCTGGAGTTCATCTCGAAGATGGCGAATCCGCACATTGCTTTGTAAAGGTGACTCTGGAGGCGCATAAATCCTCTCGGCCCACGAGGTCTCGTCATCCCCACATGCCAGAACGATTTTTCCTTCTTGAAACGTCGGTTCGACGTCCCCGCCAAGAGCCCAGCCACCATCCGGTAGCCAATCCTGACCTCCGACATTCACATTCCACACTCTCGCTAGATCGTCGTACTCTCCATAGCTTGAGTCTTTCACATAGGCAAATTTCAACGTGTGTTCCTCGTCTGTAATAAAGCCACTGAGCACGCCTTCATTAAGACCGGAGGTTCTCAAAACCAGAATATCGTCGAGATAGATCTCAAAGAAATCATAGTCGTACTCGGACGAAACTTCCCAGTTGAAAGAGAAAGGAACAGGCAACGGTTCTGATGTCGTCTCTGGGATAGTTCCCAATGACTCGAGAGAGTTTGCGGGAGTCAGAACAAGAGCACCGTCTATCAGTTCAACCGGGGTGCCGTCGATATTCCAAGTGACCTCTGTCAAAGCGTCCATTTCGTTATATTGGATCTTTGTTATTCTCAGCGTCGGTGAATTTCCTGACCATTTTTTGACATAGAAACCGATCAGATGTTCCTCTTCGTTCAGATACGCCTTGAATGTCCCGCTCGTATCTGCATATTTGATGTCTTGAAAGAAATATTCTCCACCATCAATATAGATGCAGAAATAGCCGTCCGATGAAGAACCTTCTATCTGCCAGTCAACCTCAAATAGATTCATGAGATCACTTCCTATCGACCACGACTTTTAGCTTCAGTCGTTGAACTCTTTCGTAGGATAAAGGCGGGTCCAGTTGAATAACGGTCTGAAGGAAGAACACGCCAATAGGAAGATCCGCTTCCACCCTGGCTGTCCTTCCATCAACGTTGCAAACCGCCATCTCTTCGAATTCTTGACCGTCGAATGAGACAATGCTCGCTTCAAGCTGATAACCGACCTCTTCCCATTCATCCTCTTTCTTCTCGACCAGAACATCAATGAAAGCCGTCTGGCCCGTCTCCATAACTAGAGTGGAGATCTCCGAGTTGTTTTGAAAGAACTTAACACGGGTTTCAACAGGCACAGCCGGATAGATCTGCATAGCCTTCGACGCTGTTGTGTCTCCGGATTGAGCATAGATAAAAAGCCAAGTCTTTTCTTCGACCAGAGGAGCTTCAATATCGGCCGAGAAAACACCTTCTCCCTCATCGACTCCAGGATAGGTCTCACCGCCGAAAATGAAATCAAGACTCTCTATATCTGTTGTGATAGCCTCGACATGGAAGGCTTCACCGGCGAACACACCTTCTGGGGCCGAGAGATTGTCTATCGAAGGACTCGAAGTATCCCACGGCGCCTCACCCGGCTCCCAAGGATATTGTTCTTCCGTATCATAATTGTAGAAATCGTATGTCACACCTTCAGGCAACTCTTGAATCGCACTGTAGATTCTTCCGTTCAGAAAATTCCCGGATACCAGGACCGTCGCTTCCTGAAGAGAGAGGCCGCTTATGAAATCGTGACATCCGCCTTCTTCATCGAACCACTTGATTTCGAAGTAGCCATCTTTGATAGCGAAACTCATTTTCTCGTGTATTCCGCCACTCGTAGAAGGGTTGTCATCTCCAAAGTACGTGTAGTAAGTCTCGTTGGTAAAATAGTTTCTGTGCACTACAAACGCTTGGCCGTTCGAGTTATTCACCACGATGATTAGATGGTTGCCGGTTATATTCGTCGAATGGCTTACTATGGTCATTCCCTCTTCGAGAGTGCCGACTACCTCGTTGTCAATGTCCTCGTTTAGCAGCTCTCTCCAGATGGGGAAAACGTCTTGAGGGTCACAGCCTGCTCCCGGACCGTAATAGGCGTATATATCTTCTGGATATGCCGTATCAAGCTTTGCGAGAGCCCAGAAGTCGTCAAGCTCTGGCCATTTTATTATGTATCCGTCGCTCCCGAGGTTCATATTGTCGAGGTTGTCGGTGTTCCATTCCTCTCCCCAGACGCTTCGAGGTATCTTGATCGGGAACGGGAACCCCGAGAGGTCCTCACTGTTTGGATTGCTGATTTGAATTTTGAAAGCAGGAAATACAGGCATCTCTATGCCTCCTCTATTCCATATTTCTCAAGGTTAATCACTGTAGAACTCAAATCGTCTTGGAGGAAGAGCTTCGGGAACACAAGCTTCGCCCTGTCGAATCGAAGCCTTGAAAACTTGAAGTCGGCCGGAAGCTCGTACCAGCTTCTTGGGTACTCGGCATCTGAATCAGGTACCTCCGCGAACGGCCTTGAACCCTGAAACATTTCTTCCGGGAATGTCAGAGTTTTGACCTTTTCTGACGAACCGATTTTGTACAATATCTTGGCGCTTCGACTCCCTTCGGCCAAAGGAAGTACAAAGACTTCGTCCTTTCCTTCTGGGCCCTCAATGTTCAGCTGATAATAGTCGCTTCTTTCCGAATTCCACGCAAGATCTCTGTTGTAAACAAAGAACTTCTGAATCCCATCAGCTGCAACTATTCCCGTCATGTCGTTTCTGATTTCATTGAAAAGCGGATCGTCTGTTTCAGGAAACAGTATTTGACCGTAGGTGATGTCTTTCGGAACGACCAGAATGGTGTTGGATAGCAGCGAGAACTGCTTTGTAAATCTCGAGAGGCGAGGGTTGAAAACGCTGCAGCTCTGAGGGAAAAGAACCTTCTTTGCCTCTTCCGTCGGGAACTCTGCCAGAGCCTCGATCGGATTCCTGAAATGAATATAGAAGTACGGAACGACATTCAATCCGTAAGTCCCTGCTTTGAGCCGCTTGTAGTAGATGTGAAGCCTCGGAAGATGCCAGCGGCCGCTGATCTGAGTTAATTCCTCCGCGAGAATCGGTACTCTGATTCTCGGATATGGCTCGACTTTCTCAACTTCGCTTCCCGGTACTGTCCTGCAAGGCTCGCTCTCCCACGTCCAGTTCCACCGTCCTGTCCAATGGTCGTAGGAGGCCCCGACGATCTTGTAAACGTCAACGTGGTCGACTTCGACTATAAGATCGTCCGGGTCGTAGCGATATGTTGCGTTCGCTCCTGTGTCGTACTTCGGTAACGCTGTCTTGTAGGTGTTTGTCTGTTCCGGCGATCCTCCGTTAGCTGGATTGTAGCCGTAGTCATCAAGACTTCTCTCCCCGTAACTGTGGTCCATCAGGAGATTTGGATCATCGAAAAGCCCAGGTGTTACTTTATATGGCTTCCCGTCAACTATTGTGCCTTTGAAGTAAAGCTCCCTCACCTGAACCCAATCAAGATTTCCGCCGTAGATCTTGTAGTTTCCACCATAAGCTCCATAGTTATCGAAGACCCTGACATCGTAGTTCCAGTTCCTTATGCCGAGCCCAAGCATTCCAACGATTTCTCTGAAATACTTTGGCCAGCTGGTGAAGTCCCCAACTCCATCGAGCTTCGATATCGCGAAAGCGTTCGGGATTTTGACATCGAAGTAGTTGAATGTCAGCAGCTGGGTTTTGCGAGAGTCATACTCGACAGGCAGATCTATATTTGATAGTTTCAGCTCTATCTCCGTCTTGTCTTTTTCGTCTTTCTCCCACTCTTCCGGCGTGAGGAAAGATTGCACAATTCCCGTATCGTTTGATTCAAGGTGAGGAATCATTACAGGGGTGAGGTGCGGCTTCGTTACGAACCAAAGATGAACCAACCCGTCTGGAGTGGCTATCTCGTTCATTCTCTCCGGGATGTCGACGATATAGTGCGGTTTGAACGCTCCGAGTCCGAGCAGAACTTGTGTCTCTTGAGTTTCTATCTCAAAAGTCTTATCGATGATTGTGATTGCCGGTCCGGAAGCGACAATTTGTTCCGAAACGTCCAAGTGCCGGGTATCGTAGTAGTAGAACTTCGTTACTTGCGGCGAAGAGTTGATCTTGACCCTCAAGTCCGTTGGCTCCGATTCAGGAGCATAACCTGAATATATGAATTCGGTCGAGTTGTTTTCATAGTCGCTAGCCGGCACGACCTGTTCGAACCCGAAGTAGTCGCCTTTCTTACTGACAATCGCAAGACCGGCGGGTATTTCAGGGTCGTTCAGAAACTCGATTTCGTATGATGTAGTTCCGAGATAGCCGGAATAGAGATACGGTACTGGGTTTTCCAACCAATTAGAGCTTCCGGTTACTTTCACAGTGTTCTTGGAGAGATCGTAACTGATCTTTTCGACCGCAAAATAGCCATGGATATTGTACAACGCGCTTGTAGTACCCATGCCATAAGGGTCTGGATAGAACCAAGCACACAGCCACGGAACGGCTCCATAGCGTTTAGTGTATATCCCGTTCTCATTCCATACGTTGAAAACTCTTGATCGTCGAAAGCCTCTGTAAGTGCTTGCCTCAAGCGGATAAGGCGATTGAGACCACCAGAACGCCCCCTGTAGCCACATTCTTTTCCAGTATTCGAATGCTGCCACTCCTTCGCAAAAGAAGAGCCGCGCTCCGGACACATAAAGCAGATGCCTGTTCTCCTGGTCTTCCGAAATCTCATCGAACGGCCCGCTCCTGAAAAGCACATCATCCGCAAACCTCTCTGAAGGGAGGTTTGAAAATAGCGCCTTGTCCGTATCTGATCTTATAGACGCTATCTTATCCACGTAAGGGAAACCGGAAACAGGTTGTCCGTCAATCGTGGTCAGTTCTTTCAGTTTATTGGTTATTGTCGCGAGTCTGAAGTGCTCCCCCATTTTGAGCGGTCCGAACCACGGGACAACGTCGATTCTCTTTATGACATCCTGGCCGAATACTTTCTGGCTCGGGAAAGTCCCATACCCGGGAATTAGAATGTTGTGAGACTTCTCTGTCAGTACTTCTCTGTAGATCTCTCCACCAGGCATTTCGAATAGCCCGACAATATAGTCAGGATCTTCCGAGCCTTCTGGATACGACTCGAACCCCGCGAGCGGGAAGGTTTGCGCATTGAATCTGCCCGCCCCGATCTCTTTCTCAATGTCTATCAGATCGGAGACGGGCCTCCTAAAATTTGGTTGTATGAGTGTGAAGGCGCTTCCTTCGATTATTCCCTCGCACGCAAGCTTTCTCTCGAACTGTCCCTCAGGCAGCTTTGTGTCATGAAACCTCACACAGACAACTTTCCCGTCGTTTTCAAAGCCGACAATCGTGCCTACTCTCACCGGAGATCTCTTTCTAAGGATCCTGGCTATGTTCTCTATGTCATTCCTTCGCATCAAATCGCCTCCAGAAGACCGAGAGTAATCTCGTAAGGATGAGATGAAAAAGAGACGGAGTCTATCACATATGAGCTGCCTCCGAGGATGGCCTGTCCGCCCGGCCTTATATATGTTGAAGGCGAGAGCTTAACCCTAGTTTCCTTCTGATATCTCTTCTTCGAGTGGAGGAGATTCGCAAGCCTCAAGGCGGCCTGAGCCGATGCAGGTTCGTTTGTGCTGAACTGTTCCCTCGGCTCTGAACCGACCTGAAGCTCGATCGGAAATTTGAACGTGTTGCCCCTGAAGATGAGCCGCAAGTACTTCGCGCAAAAGCTCTTCATCTTCCCGAGTGTTCTCGCTTCACTCCAGTCCCATACTGAACCGGCAGGATAGTCAAACTCTATCGTTCGATATACGGAGATCTCGTTCGAGTCAGGACTCCATATAAGATAGAGATTGTATTGCAGGTCTCCCGATGGTTCTTCTTCGAGGGCTTCAAACTCGGCTTCGGTGTATATATGGTCAGACGAGATGTCGTCCCAGCCGTACTTTACAGAACTCACAGACTCTATTCTATCGACTTCTGAGATCGTCAAGCTCGTTCTGCATTTTCCTGTGTACTTCACTCTTTCCTGTTCCCCTTCGAAGTACTTCTCTTTCTCCAAAATGATTGACCATGACTCTGCTACGAGGTTGTAGTATCTCAAGAGCGATTTCGAGAGGGGAACTGTATTGAGAAGACCGGTCAATTTCACGCCGGATGAAACGTCCCCGGCCTCTATCTCGGTCTTTTCTTCGATATGCGAGAGGGATATTGAGGAAGAATCTGCGTAGTATGGCACGAACCTGACTGCTTTTGTGGCATGATTCACTAGCGTTCTTGCTCCCAGTATTCTTTCCAGCTTTATAGTCGCCTCTCTGAGAGAGCCGCTTATCTGAAAATCTCGCGCGCGTATATTGCTCTCAACAGCTGTTATAGCCGACACGTCAGCTTCGTAGGGAGTTCCCAGATATATGGCCTGAGCCATTCCAGCCGAAGTGAGACCCGGATCGAGAGAAAACATGAGGATGTCCTGTTCCTGCTCGAGATATCTCCCCAGCTTGTCCTTGAACTCGGCCTGCACATCGACGTGACTCATGTAGTTTGTTGTCTTTATAACTCTCTCAATCTCGACCTCCGCGATACTCTCTATGAAAGAACCACCATCGTCTTTTGCTCCATTCCATAATTCAAGAAAGACCGTCTGGCCTTTGGAGACAGTCGACGGATCTGAAAGACGACAGCGGAAAGAGCCGGTGAAAGGGGAAAGCCCGGCTCTCTCGCTGCCCTGCACAGAATCCACAAGGAGGTATTGCGAACCGACTCTGGCCTCAATTACATATCTATCATCAACAAATGATGGCATTAGATCTCACCTGCCAGTTCCAGCTCTCTGGCAATTCTTCTGATGAGCTCGTCCCTGTCTGCGTACTCTTCCTTCTTTATATCAACGAAGACGTGATACTCTTTCTTTCTCTCTATCTTTGGGACCGAGAGATCGCCGCTACTTGGAATGAACTCGCCAAGTTCTCTTGAGATGCCGTCAGTTTCTCTTTTCAACTGTTTCAGAACAGATGTAATGTTTTCCGCCGTGTGTTTTGTCCTCGTTGATGACTCATCAAGCCACCGAAGGTCATAGAATTTTTTCACACCACCCAACGCTTTTTCTGCTTCCAAGGAAAGATCGGAGAAATAGGCCGGCAAATCTCCAGCCGCTTCCGAAAGACTGTCAAGAGAGAAAGAACCGGCTTCTTTTCTCATTTGAGCAAGATAGTTGGTCAGTTCTTTCGAGAGGTCAGAGAAAGAGGCTACCGTGTTTGCGGCCCCTCGACCAGCCACATCATTCATGCCAGATGAGAGCTGCATCATCTCTGCTAGAACAGCTTTTCTCATATCAGGTACGATCGAGTGGCCGACAATTTCGTCGCTCGCCCTCTTGAACTCAGCTATAACAGCATCAGCTCCGTCCTTCGACGCACCGACAATGTTTCCCCATGTCGTTTGGAATTCCTCTTCAACAGCTTTGAGAGCGCCGGCAAACTCATTCAACTCCGGCTCTATCCCCTTGAGAGACCTCCCGAAGTCATCTGCCTTTCCGGCATTATCTTCAAATGTCTGATAGAAAAGAAGCATCTGGTCTTTCTGGCCTTCGATCTGTTCCGCAAGTAACCCGGCAGCTTCGGCCGTCTCCTGAAGGCGTTTTCTATACTTCTCTATCGATTCTGTATCTCCCTCGGCTTCTGCTTTGGCGAGAGCATCTAGGTATTCGACCTGTTTCGTCTTGAGCGTATCCAGTTCCTCTCTCAAAGATGTTATTGCCTTCTTCTGCTTGTCGAATGTATCTGTAACCGCATCGGCCATCTCTGTCAACTTTGCGGAAGTCTCCTTCGATTGGTTCTGGATCGACTTCAGAGCATCAGAGGCAAAGCCCGAACCCTCCTGGACTTTCTTCCACTGCTCATTTATACTCTTCGCGTCTTGAGACAGTATGTTTACATCTGCAATGCCGAGGAGCTTCGCAAAGGCATCGCTCGTAAGTCCCAGACTCTTCTGGAGATAAATGAGGGTTTCGCCAAAGCCATATGTATCGAAAATGGCATTCGCTGCCGACTTTCCGTTTCTTCCGTACACGACTTCCAGTTCTTGAAGCGATTCCTTGAGTTTTTGCGCCTCTTTCGAATTCTCACCATATGTGGCGATAGCCTGATTGTATTTCCCTCTTGTTGAATCGATCTGCTTGGCTAGACTCTCCAGCCACGAAGTCTGGCTCGTGATTAGTTTGCCGCTTTTTGCCAGCTCGACACCAAGATCTGCAATGGCCACACCTGCAATATCTACATCATTTCCGAACATTTTCGCCGGCTTCGTGAGTTTGTTGAAAGCATTTACGAGACCGACAGAGTCTTTCTCAGTTGCCTTGAAATCATTCCGAACACGGTCTAATGCTTCGCTCTTAGTGGCCGCGAAGTTTTCGCTTCCATACAGGAACTCGTTTATGTGTTTTCCGGTCTTCTGGACCTCTGTCGCTGTCTGTTGCAAGACCTCTTTCACATCTCCGAACTTAGCCACGCTCTCACCGGCAGACCAACCGAGAGAAGCTATCTCGTTCTTGAGAGTATTCAGACTGGTCTGGAGGTTATTTGCCTGTGAAGAGTTCTCTCCGTAGCGTTCTTCGGCTGTTTGAAGCTCTTTTGAAAGGCTGTCGTAAACGTCTATCAATTCCTTCAGACCACTAACCTGTTCTCTTGACACTTGCCCTTGTTCGGACATTGCGAGCGTGGCCCTGGCAAGAGCTAAACCGACCTCATTGGAAGCGTCACTGGCTGCCGTCTTTTGCTTTTCCATCATCGTGACAAAAGCCTCCACTGAACCGACAGCCTGGAAAGATACCATGTCTATTGCCTTGACCTGTTGACCGGCAGCTTCAACGATTGACTCGGCAGCTTTGTCATACGAGCCCGCAAGATCTGAAAGAACGGTCTGCGATTCGCGCGAACTATTCGCCATTGCCAGGTTGGCTTCTTTCACAGCCGATATTATTCTCTTATTAGTCGCCTCTGTATCTATCGCTACGGAGTCGACTTCTTCCATCACTTTCTTGAGCTTTGAGATAACTTCTTCAGACGATAGAGTGAGGCTTCCCGAGAACTCTTTCGCGAGATCTCTGAAGGCGTTTCCTGTGTATCCGGCCTCTTCTGCAATCTTTTGCATGTTCATGGCCGCTTTGACTGCAACGGTGGAATTTATTTGGTCAAATCCTCTAACGGCGTCTTCCAGCTGGGAGAAGGTGCCCGTGATTGCCCCCGAGAGCTTTCTTGTCTCATCGTTTGCCTGTGATGAGAGATTTGAAAACCTTCTCGAGACCTCTTCCATAGTCTCGACCGTCCCGTCGGCCGTCTCTCTGGTCTGGTTCAGTGCCTTCTCAAGGTCTGATGAGAACCAGTCCTTAGAAAGATTATCCATAACCTTGTAGAGAGCGATGGCGCCGGCCGTTATGCCCGCAATCGCCGCGATTGTTATTCCCACCGGACCGGTCGCAAAAGCGAGTAGTTTCGCTCCAACGCCGGCCGCTGAAGAACCGATTCCTGCGAGTGAAGTCCCAGTGCTCGCGGCTGTTCCTGACAGAGTAGTCAAAGCCTGACCTGCCGCTCCGGCTGCTGCTACTTTGCCCGAGAGAAGCTTTATCACGCTTCCTACAATAGAACCCCAACTCTTGAACGAGGCAATCGTCTTCATGACAGTGCCGGTAAGGAAATTGATCGCTCCCGCTCCAACTAGAATAAGGGACCCCCATTTAGCAGTGTTCACTATCAGCTTCTTCGTGCCTTCATCGAGATTGTTTAGCCACGTCACTAGCCCTTTGATCCAGTTGATTGCCTTTACTACTTCGTCCTTGAACAACGCAGCAAAGGAATTCCCCAGAGATTCGAGGGATGATTTCAGGAGCTTCAGTTGGCCTGCAAGCGAACTTAACTGCTCGTCTTTCATTCTTTCGGCAGCGCCTGCGGAATCTTCTAAAGCGCCCGTGAAAGCGACGATCTTCTCAGCACCGGTCGCTATCGCCGCGGCCATTCTTCCTCCGATTTCGGTACCGAAGATCTCGTATGCTCCTGTCGTATCAACCCCGGCTCTACGCATTGTCTCGAGGATCTCGACAAACGAATGCTGGGCAGGATTGACCTGATCAATTGTAAGACCGTATTTCAAGAGTGCGTCTGCAGCTGCCGAAGACGGAGCGGCCAACCGTGCCAGAGCGTTTCTAAACGTTGTGCCTGCCTGTTCTCCGTGAATGCCTGCAGTCTCGAAAGCCATTAGGGCCGCTACAGTCTCCTCGAGAGAATATCCGAATCCCGCAGCGGTAGATCCGGCGTATCTCATTCCAGATGCTAATCTCTCGAGGTTTTCCGGGGAGTTTGCAACAGAAGAGGCGAATATGTCAACGACTCTTCCTGTGTCATTTGCCGACATTCCAAACTGGTCGAGAGTGTCGGTAACCAGCTCCGCCGTCGGTCTGAGATCTGAGTGCATGGCTTCTGCGAGGTTTGAAACCGGACCTATCATTGCCTGTATGTCTTCTTTCTTCTTTCCTGCAGACGCGAGCGCGTAAGCCGCCGATGCGATTTCTTTGGTCATGAACGAAGAGTTCATCGCAACTTCATTGATAGTGGCCGACAGTTCCTGAAAGTCGGTTTCACTTCCCTGCATAACGGCGTTGACGTTTCTCATCTCTTCTTCAAAGCCCATGAACTGCTTCAAAGCGAGACCAAAAGGAGCGGCGATGGCTGCACCCCAGCCCATCATGGTTAGGCCGGTCTGCTGAAGCTGTGATCCGACTTCTCGCAAACCTCGCGTCTGCTCTTTGACCTTATTCAGTTCATCCGAGGCATAGTTCATAGCTCTCAAGACAATAGAGACTTCAGCTTTTGCCGCCATAGACAACCTCTCCTTGTGCTTTGAATAGTTTGATTAAAGTAACAACGGGAGTCTCCCATCCCCAGGGAAGACTCCCCATTAACCACGCGGACTGTGCAAAGATCTTCCAGATCAGGATTTCGGGGTCTGCTCCGTCTCGGAGCTTACGAGAAAATCTTCCAGTTCACCCTTTGGAAAGGCCATCATTATGGAGTTGGTCAGGATCTTCATGAGATCCGTAAACTGGAATAGACCGATGTTCTCTCTTGTTATTTCCAGAGGTTCTTCTCCGTCCGGCCCAAAGTCCCACTTGTCAATGACTGTCTCGGCGAGAGAAAGAACCGCGTCAAGCTCTTCCGCCGTTAGGTCGAGCCCGCCGGCCTCAAGTTTTGGGGCGAGTTTCAGAGCCGGAGCCAGCAAATAGACCTTAGACCCGGGAAGCGGTTTGAAGGTGACGTTGTACTCGTTGATCTTCACGGTCTTACGATAGAAAGGTGTTATGATTTCATGCTTCATCGCTTACCTCCATCAGGAAATAGTTACACCCTCAATGCTCATCTTTATCGGGATCTCAACGGGTCCGGTAGCTCCGAGATTTACGGACGTTTCACTGGCCACCATTCCGCTGCAAGCGATGGTTATGGTTGTTGGGCTTGCAATGGGGTCCCCGTCTTCGTCATAGAACTGAGCGGAGAAAGCCGCGGAGAGTGTGAAGGGTGTGTCTTCGGGAAGCCAGCTTCCTACAAGTAAATCGGCAAGCGAGGTCGACGGAGACACAGTGATCGTTCCCTCGAAGACAAACGGTCCTTTGGAGAAGTCCTGAGGATCGAGGGAAGCTCCGCGTACGGCGTTGACTTCTCTGCTGGCTGACACATCAACCTTTACAACCGTATCGCTTGAGCCGGAGAACGAAATTGTCGCATCCGACATGACGAAGAAGCCTTTCACGTACTCGACATCAGACTCCGTGAGCGCGACGATGCTGCCCATGTCCTTGCCGACGAAATCTACGGCGTATGTGAGAGGATTTCTCTCGTCGAAGGCGAGTCTAAGGGTCTTTACAATGGCGTCTTCGAGTTCTATGTCGTGGAGCTGGACATCGAAGACATTGTCCTTGGCCAGCAGAGCAGCTAGAAGTGTAGCATCCGGCACATCTCCGGACCAGCTGCATTCGTAGTCGTGTGCGTTGATTCTAGCCTTTGTTATATTCCCTATGCCGCTCCTTTGAAGCGTGCTGGTCTTGATAGCAGGTTTGGCGTCTGAAACCAGTCCGCAATCGTATGTTGTTTCTCCTTTGATTATCCTTGCATATACATCAGCTCCGGTGAGAGCCATAATTCTTCACTCCTTCTACTGAATTCTGAACCTCAACCTGACTCCCACAGCCTTGACCTGGAAGTCGGGCAGTTCGGAATAATCTAGGTAACTCTCGTCTTCAAAAGTGCAAAGGTAATGCCTCGTAACCGCTCCGTCCTGAGCAGGAAACCTCATAGATGCGAACTTTGCATGCATGAATCCCGAGAATCGAACTTGCTGTCTCTGAATCTCCCAGTCCCACCATTCGGATTTGAAGAGAGCGGTCGCTTCCACCAGAAATTCCCGGAGATCTCTGATACCCACTGCTTGGAGAGGCTGAGAAGACGATGGTGAGATGACTACAGTGGGGTAATGGTCCCACACATCTAGCTTTGGAGCGTGACGCACGTACTCTATCGAGGCCACGCCAAGGTATTCCCTTAGCCCGTTCTCCTGGAAGTAGATCTCCAGAGCATCGAGAATGTTCTCCCTTACATGTATCAACTGATCCTGTGTCATCTGAAATACCTCCCGAAGAGATCCTGGACGTTCCTTATATCCTGCGTTTGCCAGACCATGAACGACCTTTTTGGTACCCCGTAACCCTCCTGGTGATAGACCGCGTAGTCTACGTTCGTGGCAACTTTCGCCCAGTCTTTCCCCCATCGCGGATGGATACTCTGCCTGAGTTTCTTGGTCCGGTAGCCTCTCCCTCCTCTTGAAGAAGGCACGTTTACAGAGAATACCAGCATCGGATAAGCCGTTCCCTTGTGCTTGATCTTGCGTCTCTTCGTGCTTTCGGCAAGATCGGGCCATTTGTCCGGTCTGCCGCCTTCACCGAAGTTTTGCTGGACCGACGATTGCATCATGTTTGCGCTGTCTCTCATCACAGGCGTCAAATCTCCGAGTTTCTTCTGAAACTGGTTCACGAGCCTATCGAGCTCCTCGGTCCTGATTTCTATCTGCATTGAATCACCACTTAGTCAGCTCTTCATCGGTGAATAGCTGAGCCTCTGTCTTCATAGCAAAAGCCGGAACCGGAGAGGTTTGGGGCGTCTGGATGGTCAATCTTTTCTCTGCCTGAATCTGAGCCACGAGCTGGGAATACTGGACGAAAGAGTTCTGAGACATCTCGAGCATCGAGAGCTTTTCGTAGGTCTGGGCTTTTGCGTAGAGAATGGCAAGTTTCTTTCGTATATTCGCCGACGTGTCTATTGAAGAAACGAGGGTTTCCGCATCTGTCAGGAAACCCTCGACCGCTTCGAGTACATCGTCAACGATCTTCGCGCGTAGCGTCTCAGGCAGGGATAGCTTGAATTCGTCGACATCTATCATTGGGCATCACAGCCCTTATGTAACCGTTATGGTGGCCTTGATAACGCCTTTATCGTGCAGCACGACCGGCATCCCGTGGCTTTCAGCATAGACCCTCTTACCACCGGGATTCTTAATATCCTCGGAGTAAGCGTACAGATCTGTGAGAACGGGTCCGTTCTCCGAGAAGGCGGCCGCGTAGAAGGGTTTGAACATCTCAGGAGTGGTGAGTATGCACAGATTGGAAGCTCCGTGGAGATTAACCTCTGATCCCGCGTCGTTCACGATTGTTTCATTGAACTCGTAGATGTTCAGACCCTGGATGTTCCCTATGAACGGGAAGTCATAGACAAGGGTTCCCACATCGATTCTCCTGTTGTCCAAAAGTCTCTCTAGTGCAGAGTTCTCTATGAGTACCTTTGCTACATCTGGAGTCACGAATGCCAGTGTGGGCATGGTTCCGGTCTCTTTGGCCATTGCGACTCTCCACTCCCTGAGATCGGTGAGAGGGGCCTTCTTCGTTGTGTCTGCCCAGTTCGCGGTTTCGCTCATAAACGAGGAATCCATCTGGAAGTCGTACTCGAACTTCGTGTCTGTGCCGGAATAAGTAACCTTCCCGGTGAGAAGGATCTGCGCGAGCATCCATTCCCAGGCAGCGATAACCGACTCTTTCTGCTCCCTCTGGGTATCCGCTATCCAGTTGGTGAGGTGATCCGTCTGGACCTGTGTCAAGGGTTCTCCGGCATCTCTCATCGTCCAGATCTCGTCGTAGGTAATATCATCGTAGAACTTGACAGTCGGTGGTTCTAACGCCACGTGGGTGTAGTTCTTCAGGTTTCTTGCGGGTGCCTGGCTGCTTCTTTTCACGAATCTGGGAAGGATCGGCCCGACTCTCTTGATGTCAAATTCTATCGACTTGGTGGCCGCGTACTTTGGCGGATTCGATCTGGGACTCTTGAGAAGCAAATCGA